GATGTTCAAAGTTTCAAACTTGATTTTGCAGGGTGCGCAGATCAGCGATAAACAGTTTTTGGAACGTGAGATTGAAAAGTGGAAAGGTAGCCCACAGCGCGTTATGCAGATCAAGGGTCACTTGTACTACGACAACGATCACGATATTTTGCACCGTAAGCGTCAGATGATCGGTGAAGATGGAAAGCTGGTTGACGTGGACAACGTGCCAAACAACCGCCTGATAGATAATCAGTTTGCAAAGCTGGTTAATCAGAAAGCTAACTATCTGCTGGGTAAGCCCTTTGTTGTTGATGGGGAGAATGAACGGTATATTGAACTGTTAAAAGACGTGTTCAACAAGAAGTTTATGAAAACCCTGAAAAACGCCGGGAAACTTGCTCTTGAGTGCGGTATTAGCTGGTTATACCCTTACTACACCGAAACGGGAGAACTTGCCTTTAGGACGTTCCCCGGTTATGAAATCCTGCCGTTCTGGAAAGACACGGAACACACACAACTTGAAGCCGCTGTGCGCCTGTATCTGGTGATCGGCTATCAAGGCACTACACCGACTGTCATTGAAAAAGTCGAAATCTACGACTTAGAGGGCGTTCACCGCTTCGTTCTGGATGGCGGCGCACTGATCCCCGATTTAGAGGGAGCGGACAGCAACACCGCCCCGTATGCAAGCATGATGGACGAAAACGGAAACACCATTCCCCTGAACTGGGAACGTGTGCCGCTCATCCCCATCAAGTACAATGATTGTGAAATCCCCCTGCTGAAGAAAGTAAAGACCTTGCAGGACGCGCTAAACGTCATGCTGTCAGACTTTGAAAACAATATGCAGGAAGATCCCCGAAACACCGTGCTTGTGCTGAAAAATTACGATGGAACGAACTTGGGCGAGTTCCGCAAAAACTTGTCTACGTTCGGCGTTGTCAAGGTTCGCACGGTTGATGGTGCAGACGGTGGGGTTGAAACGCTTGAAATTCAAGTCAATTCAGAGAATTACAAAGTCATTATCGAACTGCTGAAAAAAGCCATTATCGAAAACGGTATGGGCTACGATGCGAAAGATGATCGGCTGAATGGCAATCCTAACCAGATGAACATTCAATCCATGTATTCGGACGTTGACCTTGACGCTAACGATATGGAATCGGAGTTGCAAGCCGCGTTTGAGGAACTGCTTTGGTTCATCAACGCCCATTTTGCTAACTCTGGCATGGGGGATTTCAGCGGCGAGGATGCAACGATCATCTTCAACCGGGATGTCCTCATCAATGAGGGTGAAGTAATCCAGAACTGCAAAGATAGCGTTGGTATTTTGTCAGATGAAACCATTGTAGCAAATCATCCTTGGGTTGACGATCCCGCCGCCGAAATGAAGCGGCTGGAAGATCAGAAACAGAAAGAACAGGATCGCATTGCACAACAGCAATATGATCCGTTCACACCCCCACAGCAACAGCAGGGCGGTGATCTGAACAATGACTAATGCGGAATATTGGAAACAGCGTTTCACACAGCTAGAAGCCGCTCAAAACCGAAAAGGCGCGACTGCTTATCTGGAAATGGAGAAGCAGTATAAAGCCGCGCAGAATGAGTTAGAAGCCCAAATAGCGCGGTGGTATCAGCGTTTCGCTGACAGCAACGGTATTTCTCTTGCACAGGCTAAACAATGGCTCAAAGGGCAGGATTTAGCGGAATTTAAGTGGGATGTGAAAGAGTACATCAAGTACGGCAAGGAAAACGCCATAAACGGCGCATGGATGCAGGAACTTGAAAACGCTTCTTCTAAGTTCCATATTTCCCGCCTTGAAGCTCTGCAAATCCAGACACAGAACAGCCTTGAAACCATGTTTGCACAACAGTTGGGAACGATGAAAAAAGCGTTGTCCGATGTTTACACAAGCGGGTACTATCACACGGCCTACGCCGTGCAACAGGGCTTTGGGCTGGGCTGGGATATTGCAGGACTGGATCAAGTGCAAATCGAAAAGGTGCTATCTAAGCCGTGGGCTGTGGATGGTTACAACTTTTCAACCCGCATTTGGAACAGCAAAACAAAGTTGATCGGAGAAGTTCACAACGAACTTTCAAAGAATCTGCTAACGGGTGCTGATCCGCAAAAGGCCATTGATTCCCTTGCAAAGAAGATGGGAACATCTAAGAGCAACGCCGGGCGGCTGGTAATGACCGAGCAAGCCTATTTCAGTAGTGCGGCGCAAAAGGATTGTTTTAATGATCTGGACGTTGAGGAATATGAGATCGTGGCAACGCTGGATTCTCATACTTCCGATATTTGCCGTTCTCTGGATGGTAAAGTGTTCAAGATGAGCGATTACAAGCCGGGTGTTACCGCTCCGCCGTTTCACGTCTATTGCCGTTCCACTACCGCCCCCCACTTCAAAGATAACTTCGATGCAGGGGAACGGGCGGCGCGTGGAGCGGATGGGAAAACCTACTATGTGCCGGACGATGTGACCTATTCCGAATGGAAAAAGGCTTTTGTGGACGGTGACAAGAGCGGGTTTGCGGAAGTTCAGAAAAACCACTTCTCAAGGACAGAAAAACGTGGTACAATTAAGCCGAAAGAACAGAGTGAAGCCGCAAAGTTCATTGAACAGGCTTGCACCACAGAGAACGTAGAACATAGAGCCGTTCAAGCACTCCCCAAACAGCTAACGTCCGATGAAATCATTGAACGTCTGGCGGGTGGCGATATGACGCAGGGTTCTTGTTCTTCTCTGGCGTTCGCTTATATTGGTAACAAGAACGGACTTGATGTTCTTGATTTCAGAGATGGCGGCAGTCGCCGGGTATTCTCCATGAACAAGAACATTATGAAGATGCTGGAACTTCCCGGCGTTGAGGGTTCGATCACCAAAGTTAAAAAAGAAGTTCAAGGCACGATTGACGTATTGAAAAATCTTGAACTGAACAAAGAATATTATCTTGCAACAGGCAAACACGCCGCCATTGTCCGAAAGCTGGACACTGGTTATCAATATCTGGAACTGCAATCTAAGTATCAAAACGGTTGGATGCCCTTTGAACGCTATGGTTCGATGGCAGCAACCCTTAACAAGCGGTTTGGATGCCGAAAGACGGTTGATAAGTCGTTTGGTTATGTTTGGGAACGGACTGTGATTCTAATGGATGTTGATTCGTTCAAAGATAATGAAGAATTTGAACAGTTGCTAGGTTATATCAATACGGCAGTTGATAAACAGAGAAAGGGGGCGTTGGGTGATGTTCGATAACTGGTATAAGAACAATCCTACGGATGTTATTTGGTGGAAAGACACGCCGGACGGTGTGGGCGAATGGCTTTTTAGTTTCGACAAAAAGACCGTGTTCAATATGTTCGCTGACTACCCCAAAGCCCTAACCCCGGAACAGAAACAGATTTTTGATAAAGAAAACCCCGAATGGGCGGACTTCTTCAAAAATCGCTAAAACCGCACATCGCTAACTAAGCACTTTTGAAAGTTATCTTTCAAGGGTGCTTTTTTCATGCCATTTTAAGGGGGTGAGATCGTGGCGTGTCCGTTTGTCGGCAAGTAGAAAGGCGGTGATCCAAACCTATCTCCCAACTGTGGGTTAAACAGTGAATCGTCTTTTTCGTATTGCAGACGGTAAAGAACAAGATCAAATTCGTGGTTCGTTACCCACGGTAAACAACGGAAAGGCTGGTATGAACAATGAAACGTGAGGACTTGATTAGTTGGGGTCTGACCGATGAACAGGTTAAAAAGGTTATGGCCGGGCTGGACGGTGACTTTGTGACTAAGACCCGTTTTAACGAGGTCAACGAGGAAAACAAGACGCTGAAACAGTCCGTTTCTGATCGAGACAAGCAGTTGAACGATCTGAAGAAGTCCAGCGGCGACAACGCCGAACTGAAAGCACAGATCGAGGAACTTCAGAAGAAGAACACCGAACAGGCTAAAGCCCACGCCGCTGAAATGGCACAGTTGAAGCTGGACAACGCGGTTGATACCGCGCTTACGGCGGCGGGTGCTAAGAACAGTAAGGCCGTTAAAGCCCTGCTTGATATGTCTAAGGTCAAGCTGGGCGAGGATGGCAAGCTGTCGGGCTGGGATGAACAGATTTCCGCTGTTCAGAAGTCGGATTCTTACCTGTTCAACGCCAAACAGCCCGCAAACAAGGGTATCAAGGGTTTCAATCCCGGCAAGTCGGATGATGTGAAGCCCGGTACTAAGGTGGATATGTCTAAGATGAGCCTTGAAGAGCTGACCGCTTACATTGAAGCTAACCCGGATGCGGCAACCTAACAACAGAGTTCAAAAATTCAAAGAAAGGATTGAACACAAATGAGCAAATTCGATGCAAAGAGTTTCAACGAGCGGGCTTTTGGTGTTTACATGAACGCCATTCCCAACGTGAAGCTGAACAAACTTCGTGAGAGCCGCGCGATTGTCGCAGATCAGCGACTTCGTGAAACTTTCGTCAACAACGGACAGACTGGCACTGTGTACGCCGTCCTGCCTTACTTCGGTCTGATCGGCGGTGATGCGCAGAACTACGATGGCGTGTCTAACCTCTCTGCCGAAAAGACTGATACCTTTGAGCAGGGTGTTTTCACCTATGGCCGTATGATGGGCTGGACTGAAGCCGATTTCTCCTATGATGTGACTGGCGGCGTGGACTTCATGGCGAACGTCCGCAACCAGATCAGCCGCTATTGGAATGATCGGGATCAGGACACTATCCTTGCTATCCTCAAGGGCATTTTCTCTATGTCCGCCACTGGCACGGGCAACATTAAGACCGCTAACGCCGCCTTTGTGTCCGCCCACACCTACGATATTTCCGCCCCCACCACGGATGCGGCAACTTCGGCCGCTATGAAGATGAGTGCAACCACTCTGAACAGTGCAATTCAGCAGGCTTGCGGCGATAACAAGCAGAAGTTCAGCCTTGTTATTTGTCACTCCACTGTGGCAACTAACCTTGAGAACATGAAACTTCTGGAATACCTGAAGTACACCGATGCAAGCGGCATGGAACGTGATCTGGGCATGGGTACTTGGAATGGTCGTCTTGTGCTGATTGACGATTCCATGCCCGTCGAGGTTAAGAACGTGGGCGCAACTGGCGGTGACGTTACCCTGTACACCACTTATGTTCTGGGCGAGGGCGCAATCGGTTTTGAATCCGTTGGCGCAAAAGTCCCCTATGAGATGGTGCGCGATGCAAAGACCCGTGGCGGCGAGGATACGCTGATTTCCCGTAAGCGTAACGCCGTTTCTGTCGCTGGTATCTC